ACCTGAATCCATATTGAATGAATCATCAACACAAACAAGTAATAAATCTCTTAGGTATTTGCTGAGTTTATTTGAAGAAATACCATAATGCTTGTCTATGAAACGAGAAGACATAGCAGTAGGTTTTGTAGGTGAAACAAGTGCTTTAGTAAAGCCAATTGCTTTCTTACATCTACGAATTATTCTCGCATCTGCGAAGTTTGGGTTGTATGACATAATTCAGTCCTTATGCGTTTAATTTGTATTACTTCTTTCTTAATATTATTTAGCATAATAGCACAAAAAGAGCATCAAGTCAAGCAAAACGTCTACTTTTTAGTCTTCTTCAAATAAATCTACGAAACCTTTATGCTTGTTTTCCCATGCTTTTATGCGTTTATTAGCAATCTCTATGTACTCGGGGTCAAGTTCGCATCCAGTGTACTCATAACCAAGTTCTACACAAGCCATACCTGTTGAACCTGAACCATTAAAAGGGTCTAATACTTTACCACCCTTAGGCGTCACTAAACGAACCAAGTACTTCATTAGTTCTACAGGCTTTACTGTAGGGTGATTGTTTCCTGATGTTTCAGTAGCATCTTTTAATACATTACCATCACCAAACGCTTCGCCTCTTGGTCTTTGATTTGCCTTAGCATACGCATCTTTCATACGCTTTAATGTTCCTGTTTGTTGGTATTCTTGGTGCTTTGCCGCAAATCTTTTACCATCATCATAACAACCTTTTACATCACCAAATAATGGTTCTGGCATTTTCTCAAACCCTACATGTCGTTCTGCTCTGCTGACTTTAGGACAATAAAAGAACTTCTGGTAGCCTTCAACTTCACCTAATACATTAGAAGGGAAACGACCTACAGCATCAGCGTTCCATCCACCACTACCATCACCACCCGATGATGTTTCACCCTCACCAGTTGCTTGATGAAAAGAAGATGTCCTGTTACCTGCTTTTGGTTTGTTCTCATCAGCATATGCTATTCTACTCGCATCTATGTTGAGAGCACCTGTACCGTGTGTGAGTACATTGTCTATTGTTGATCCACTAAACGGCTTTCTTGCCATAACGATTGGTTCGTGTGCGGGTTTTAGTGCTGTCTTCCATCCACTCCATTGTTGTGCTAAATCTGTTTGGTAGTTGTATTTTTGTCCGCAATCTTCTTCTTTACAATCTTTTACCCAACTTCCAATAGTCTTGTTGCAAACTGAACATCTGTAATCTTTTCTACCTTCACCCTCGGTAACAATACCTGAATGTTTATTAGAACCATAGTTGGGGTCTTTCTTTCCTTCACGCTTGTCTATTGCTTTACCAATGTCTTGTGCTTTTGGGAAGCCTGAAGCATACAACCACATCAACTGGTCTCTAATCTCAAAGCCTGCCATCTCTATGTTAGTTGCTAAATGATGGTAAGTTCTTGCCGCTGAAAAGGCAAGTAAATGACCACCTGGCTTTAATACTCTGTAACATTCTTCCCATGTCTCCATCGCACCTGTATTATTGTCCCAATCTTTACCTAAGAATGCAATCCCATATGGTGGGTCTGTGACTATTGAATCAAAATAATTGTCTGGGTATTGTTTTAGAGTTTCGGCGTTGTCGCCCAACTTGAGTTCGTATTTCATCTTTTTTGTCCTGTACAAATGTTTCTTAATGTTATTTAGCATAATAACATAATAACAGTCTAAAGTCAAGCAAAACCTCTACTTTTTAGACAAAAAAAAGAGTGAAAGACCTAAATCTCTCACTCTTTTCCACATTTAACAACGAAAATGTTTAACCATTTCCTAGGAGTATTGAAGATGAAAATACTTCAAAAAACATCTTCAACTTAGCATACTTTTTAACCACGTCAATAATTTCAAAGTATGTACTCATAATAACACACTATGTACAGTGTGTCAACCTTTTTTATGCAATTTCTCTGTAATCTTGCAAGAAATCGTCTTGTACTACTAAACTATGTAAACGACGGCTCAAGTCACTGCGTTTGCGACCTAATACATCACGTGAATCACGTAAGTTGTATGCGACTTGTACAAGATTGGGTGATTTACACTTTGCATAACGTGTAATCAAGTCTGTTAATTCTTTAATGTCGTAATCTAAGATTGCGATGTTTTCTTCTAAACGTTTAATTGTGTCAGTCATTGTATTGCTCCTATTTTTCTCATTTATGTAAACATTGTAACACGATTCGTGTATTTGTCAAGTTTTTGAACAAAAAAAAGAGAACTACTACATTGGGGTGTAATAGTTCTCTTTAAGTTAGTTGATGTATGTCTCTAAGCGCCAACCGATTGACATACTCAACTAGGTCAAGAAATAAATTTAGAAAAACTTTACACTCGTAAAGACTCTGCATTCGCAAAGCGCCACTAGGGGAAAAATATTTCTCTACATCAACTAAACGGTAACACTCTGTTAAAGTAAGTTTAATTAATAAGTTAATATTACACTAAATGAGTTACTTTGTCAAGTACTTTTTCATCTTTAGTATTGAATGCTACAATCTTTTTGTACTTTCTTAATGCTCGAGGCAAATACTTGCCTTCTACAAAACCTACTGCGAACAAACCACCAGTATTGTCATCTGCTATTATTCTACATGTAGGTTTGATTGAGTAATAACTGACATATTCTTCTTGTGAAATTCTTCTAAGAGTTTTCCAATCAACTAACACCATTGCTTCGCAATCTCTTTTTGGAAAGTATGTTCTTATGTTTTGTTTCATTGACCTGTCAGCATATGTACTTGACTTGTCATACAATAACCATTCATTTATTCGCATGGTTGTTCACCTTCATCCCAGAAGTCACATGCAAGGTCTAATAAGATTGCATAGCGTTGTTGATGTTTTTCATTTAGTGATTTGAATAAAACTACAAACTCATGTAGTTGTTCAAGGTCGCAAAATCCTATTGCTTCCATATTTTGTAACATACAATCTAGTTTCATTACTGTGTATGCTTGTTTTGTACTGTAAAAGTTTACTACGTAACTCATTTGTCCTTACCATTTAATTTTATTGCTCCAATATGCGCCACTACTTTTCCCTTTAGCGATGTTCTTGGCATGTCGTTTCTTAAAAGACGCACGTTTCTGTGCATCTGCCCTTGTTTCGTTCTTTCTTGGTGGCTTTGTGTCAGCCCCTTGTGCGCCAAATCGAATAATCTTAACTTTGTTGTCAATCACAGTTGCAACTACGTGTGACTTAGTTGGGTGATTAGGAGTTCTCTTTGGTTTGTCTATTGCAGAAAGACCGTACTTTTTTAGTTTCTTTTTCTTTTCATCATTAGTTGCCATGATTACTCCTTATGTTGCTGTTGAATTGTCACTGAAATATTTCCAACCACTGTTGTAATAGATTGGTCTGCCATTTGTAGGATGCATCATTGTCATACCATCAACGTGGTAGTCTGTGAATGTTAATGAACCATCAGTTTTCCATTGTGTTGGTGTATTGAATTCAATTGCTGATTCCATAATGCCCATACCACCAGTTGCGGATGTACCACCAGTTGATGACAAGGATGCTTTCATAATACTAGTTGTTTCTTTACCGCTGTAATCACCGCCAGTTGGCAAACTATTAGAAATTATTAATGATTTTGTAGATGCACCATTAGTAACGGTGTCACCAACAACAAAATGATTGCTTGTAACAACATGTGCAGTGTTGGCACCAGGAGCGTACAGTGTAATACCTGTGCTTGTTGCATTGTCGTTTTTATTGTAAAGATTAATCTCTGCTTTGGCATCATCTGCTGATGTACCACTGTACTTTATTATTACTTTACTTAAATCTGTAGAAGTTGCACCATCTTCTACAATATTGATTTGACCTGCAAACGTTTCTTCTTCTAATGATGAACCTTGTGAATCTAAGTCTAACCAAGCAGATCCATTGTAACCTCTGAAAGTGTTTGTTGAACTATTGAAATACATTGCACCAGTAACGCCTGTTGGGTCTGATGCTTTAGAATCTAATTGTATTGTGTCTCCAAATGGGACTTTACTTGCACTCCCAAATGTTGTAATCGTACCATCAGATTGTACTTGTGTTCCATTACCACTACCAAAATAAGCAGTGCCTGTAATATTGAAATCAGCATCAAACTCTACTTCATCACCATCAACTGTAATTGTGTTACTACTAATAGTTATGTCACCAATACGTGTGTTACCTGTTATTGGTTGTTCAAACGCAACTGATGTCTTAAACTCTGTAACTGGTGCACCAGAAATTTCTCTAAAGCGAATCATGTCTAATGCCGTGTCAATAGATTGGTAGTAAAGAGACACATACGCATCTGGAGAACCTTGTTCTGTTCCTACATAACGCAATCTTAAAGCACTTAAATCTTCATTACCACTATTGGGTTGTCTTGCAACTACTTCTAAACTATTCATTATTTGTGTTCGGTCAGAACTTGCATCTATGACAGAATTTGAAACTTCAGTATTACCACTTGCTTTGTCGTATGCTACAATTTCATAATGTGTTTGGTATGCGTCATATTCACAATCTGTTCCGTCTGTTCCCGCAACAGTAATGTCTCGTAATCTTGTCCATTGTGCTGATGTTCTTCTGCCACCACCACCTGGTGTTCCTATGAACGTATTTTGATTAGCCATAAGATCCGGACCACTTACACCACCTGAGAAGTCATAATCTCTGTCTAAGATTGATGCTTCCATAAACGCAAAGTTGTTGTCTGTTCTGCTTCTTGCAATAGCAAAAGGTGTACCACCTGCTTTAGAAACTCTTAGTGGTGCAGATCCCCATATGTCTGCATTAAACTCTGTCCAAAGTGATGGATCGTAACTGTCTGGGTTGACTTCTACATCACCAGCGTTAACTGGGGTGTCTGCCCACTCTACTGCGTCTGTTGTTGAATTGTAAGTTAATACTTTACCGTTTGTTGCACCGGTTGTTGAAATCTTTGCAAGTGTAACTGCATCATCGGCAATCTTTGCTGTAGTAACATTTGCATCTTTAATGAAATCTGTTTTAATACTACCAGTACTAATATTTGTATTTGGTGTTCTAACCTTTAATGGCATGATGTCTCCTTATGTTGTCCTGTGTGCTCCATATTTGACCCTACAGAGCGTTTGTTAGTCATTGTCATCATTACGTGCGTTTGTTATTATTGATGAGCCATAAACAGCAGAATCGTATTCTCTTAATGACAGTGTTACTTCACTGCTTGGTTCTACGACTGTTGACATAACTCTAAATTCTTTGTTTGTAATACCAAATGTAGAGTTTGTAACTGTTACTTTGTCACCTACTTGTAAGTCAATTGCTTCAACTGTACATTTAAGTTGAATCATATGTGACTGTCTACTTTGATTGATTTCTTCTATTAATATTTGTTCTACCACACTTGCTGTCTTTGTGAATGGTAGTGGAATATTTGCTTCTAATGGCATACCGTTGTCTTGTGAAACAAGTGTAGAACTTGTAATAACTTTAATGTCATCTTTGTAACCAGTAGATTCATTTAAGAACTTAGCAGTCATTTTATTGAAAATAGACTTTTTGTCGCCTAATATGTATTCAACATTACCTATTGTATTGTCATCTGTGATTGCTAATGATGTTGTATTCTCAGTTTGGTCAATGAGTAATCTGTATTTGTTACCAAATGCGATGTAACCGCGGCAACTTGTAAGTATGTCAATTAAGTTTGCATACACTGTACCACTTGTTGAAACATTACCTCTTGTTTCAAATCCCTTTGTGTTACAATATGATTCAGCACTTGCGAATGATGTTAAGTCAATGTCACTTGGGTCAATACCCTTACCATAGCGGTCATTCACTAAGTAATCTAGTACACATCTTGCTGGATTGTCTGAATATGAAAGACTTGTTCCATCACTTGTACTTGGTACTTTCTTACCTTCAACTTCGAATGTAATCTGTGGTAGACCATTCTTCCATACATCACTGTCATATTCTAATCTCAAGTAAGCATAAGCAATGCCTCTAAATCTTGGGTCTGACCATGAACCTTTACCTGCTAGTCCACTGATTGCTGTTTGTGAATCAGTTCCCGGTCTAAAGTACATGTTAACTTTGCCACTGTATGGTGATTGTATTGACCAACTACCTGGGTCAGTTGAGCCTGCACTACTACAAGTTCCAGCAAGTTCTCCATCAAAGTAGATTGCTGAACACTTGTTCATTTCGCCTTCGCCAATCGCAAATACTAAATGTAAGTATGCGTTTTCAACGTCACCTACTGTTCCTTCTGTATGAGCAAATACTCTAATACCACCTGTTCTTGTTTCACCATAGATGACTGGTATTGATTGCGAAGACCCTGTCTTGTTAACCATAATACCTTGAGCACCTTGTACTTCGAACTCTGCCGCACTACCAAAGTCTGGTGTAATTGCTTTTGTAAGTTTATTTGCAATCGCTACCGAACCTGCGGCAATGACTGCACCAACAGCCACAGTTGCAATCACTGTTGCTACTGCTGTTGAAACACCTACAGCGGCAATAACGCCTGCTACTGCTGTTACGATTGCTACTACTTTAGCCATCAACGTTCTCCCGTTTGACAGTTTTTAACATTGAAATGTCTTGCTTAAAGAAACCTCTGTCTTCTAACTTTGAGATTAGCCTGTCATTGTTTTCTAATAATGGTAGATTAAGATTGTAAATGTTACATTCGTTTAACTTAACACACGCATCTATTTCATTTAATAATTGAATTAGATTTCTACCACTTCTGTATTCTTGGTCTATGCACCAAACAACTTCGTTAGCCATTTGGTAGTTGTTGTTGAACATGTACGAGTTACGAGTTGCAACATAACAAGATTTCATTTCACCTTCATCATTGCGTCCTACAATACCCATCATTATTCCTGCTTGAAACATATTCCACCAATAAACTTCTTTTGAGATGAATGGCATTTCTGTATTCTCAAAGAACGCAGAATCATACCACCATGTATTACATAACGCAATTACTTCTTTAGTGTGTCTTACATTCAATCTCTCATAAGTTAAATTCATTAGTCTGCTTGTCCCCATGCAATCTCTTTTTCATAGTTGATTGCTTCTTCAAAACAATCATCACCAGCAAAGTATGTTTGCTGATGTGCATCGTTTGTTGTACGACCATTCTTTCTTTCGAAGTTGACCCAATGTGAACTTGCTTGAATACCTACTGAAGCAGTTCTACCATCAAAGTCATGTTTAATAACTGGCTTGTCTATTCTACCATCAAATATTAACAGAGAATTACCTAACACTCCGCCATCTTGGTCTAAGAATACTTTATGTATTTTAACTGGTCTGTCAATGTAATCAAAGTCTAAGAATAGACTAACGAATGTGTCATCAACACCTGTTAGTGACATTGAAACTTTCTCAATACCATTTGTATTGTTTTCTGTAACTGAACTGACACTTAACAATCCTTGTGCTGACAAGAATGTTTTAGAATCATGTGAAATGTCTCTTGCAAAGTCTGTCAAGTATGTTGGGTTACCTGTGTCTACTATGACTTCTACAAGAGTTGCTATTGAGTTGAAACTCTTTACACTTTCAGTTTTTGCTGTTGAATTAAATCCTCTTGGCATCTTAGTTTGTCCATTGTTCTATGAAGTTAATCTTAAATCCATACAATAAAGCACTATTCACATCAAACTGTATTTCACTTTTAGCGAATATGGCATGTAATGGTATGTCATCACTAAAAGTATTTAGCGAGTGTGAGGAAGTGATGTTTTCGAATAGACCAGGCTCTATTCTAATCTTACAGTTACCAGAACCGTCACTACCACCATTAGCAGAAACAATGTAAATCTTGTCATGGTTGCTGAATTGAACTAAGTTCCCGCCTTTTATGGCTGTAGTCAAGTTATTTCCAAATCCATTCACTGTAACTTCTCTAGTGCCTTTTGAATAACTTCCTGTAGATGTATGTGTAGATGAATCAGCAATATGAGTTGAATCGTTAATCAATTCTTTTGGTACATTTAACTTAAATGCTTTTGTTTGTCCTTGCATAGCAGAAAAGAAAGCAATAAATGGTTGCATCTCATCTGCGTCCATAGGAGCATATGTGTACTCTAATCTAATACGATGAGCACCTGTTGTTCGTCTTTGTGTAGTCAACGCATTTGTTGTAGAAACTAATGTAGGCATCTCAACTTCCATTGTAATCTTTGCTGGCTTGACTGTTGTTGGAAATACTCTTAGTGATGCATCACTTGAGTCCAAATATGAATAATCTGTGATTGCCATTTATGTCTCCTTTAGCCTAACGGTCCCGATGCACCTCTTGTTTGGTATGCATCTTGGATTACCGCAGTAATTGTATTTTTATTGTCTAGTAAGAACTCAATACCATCTCTTGTTGAAACAGCATTAATGTTGAAGTTAACTGTTGGTGCTTCTCCACCACCTCCACCATTCATCATACCATTTGTTTGTGCATTTGAGAACACTCTTGTATTTGATTTTGGAACAATAAGTTCTGGTCCGTTCTCACCGACGATTGCTGGTTTACCACCTGCTGCCAGACCACCTTGTGCGAACATTGGAATACCCATTGCCATCATTAATGGTTTAACAATCATAGATTGTATGACTGCTTTTGCAACCATCTGAAACACCATACCAGCAATACTTCTTAGACCATCAAACACTGATGTAACACCTGCAAACATATTGTAGAATGTGTCAGTAATAGAACCTGCCATTCCTGCAAAGCCTTGTTTGATTGTGTCAATCGTTCTGTGTGTTTGTACTTCTAATGGAGCATAGTTGCTGTTGATGTTTTTAAGTGCATTGCTGTATTGTTCTAAGTTCAGTGTACCATCAGCGTATGCTTTGTTTAACATTGGTTGTAAGTCTTTGTTGATGATGTCTTGGTCAGTTGTCTTTGTAACAACTTTAATTAAATCATCATATGCTTTCTTTGTTCTTTGAAGCAGAGTAAGTTTCTTACTACCTGATTGATTGTTTTTATTTTGATTATTAGTATTAACTACAAGTGCATCTGAATGATTTGCTAATGCTTGTTCAACTGCTTCTTGTTCTTCTTTACCTTCTGCTAATAGTCTATTGTACTCTTCCATAAACTGATTAAACCCTGCTCCTGGTTTGAACGCAGAGATGTTAATTTTAAGTCTACTGAAACTGTCTAATACTTCTTTACTTGCACCAATAATAAACTCTTTTGCAAGAGCAATGTTGTCTGTACCATAGATTCTGTTGATGTCTTCTTTAGACAAGAATACTTCATCAGGCATGTCAAATGAATCACCAAGAGAGAAGTTTTCGAATGCATTTTTACTTGCTTCCATAAGTGCATCTGCAAATGTTACATCTGTGAATGGTGCTTGAATAGCCATCTTCATTGCTTTACCAATAGACCTAAACTGATTTACAATTCTTGACCCAAAGTCAATAGCAAGTCTACCAATACCTTGAAATACTTCACTAAAGATGTCTGGTAGTTTAGTAATGATTGAGAATGCTTGTTCGTAGAATGCTCTAAATGTGTTAATCATAAAGTTTGTAATCTTTTTAACAATGTTACCTGCTGTTACAAATGCACTGTTAAACTTTTGAACTACGCCACCCATACTTAACATTTCTGGTAAGTTAGCAAAGTTTTGTTTGATGTTACCAAGTAAGTCAACAACCATGTCAGACAATCCACCAAAGATTGCTTTACCTGTAGAGACAATAAGTTTGAATCTGTCTACTAGTGTAAGAATAGCGGCACCTAATCCTGCACCAATCTTTGTTGCAAGTTGACCACTACCTTCGAACAATCCATTGAATGTGTCTAGTACTTCTTTTAATGCTGTGTTAAGACCACCTTCACCAATACCTTTGGCAAATGATGCTAAGTTGTCTTGTAGATTAGAGAACTTACCACCCATTGTTGCGGCTTGGTCAGCAAGACCTGACGCATAAGCACCACCTTCTTCACCCAATGATTTAAGTGAGTTAACAAGTTCTTCTGCTGAGTTTGACACTGAGAGTTGTGTTGAACCCATACTTGCAATGAACTTGCCATTCTCTTGTTTGACTTTAATACCAAACTCTTTAAGTCTTTCAAACTCACCAGTCATTGCATCTGCAACTGCTTCTGACAACTGTTCAAATGATTTACCATTTGCAGCCGCTATGTTACCAAATGCTTTTAATGATTCTGCTGTAGTGTCAATACCCATTCTTTTAAGAATGATGAAAGAGTTTGCTACTTCGTCTAATTGAAATGGTGTTGTTGCTGTGAACTTCTCAATCTGAGACATAGCAACTCTGGCTCCATCTAAGGAACCAGTTACTGTTTTTAATGATGCTCTTAAAGATTCGAACTTAGCAGATGTAGTGACAATACCACTAACTACTTTTGCAAATCCAATAGCAACTAAAGCCGCTCCTGCGGCTTTCATTGCTCCGCCCATTGCACTTGCGGCTCTTGTACCTCTTGCAGACTTTGATTCGAATCTGTCTACTTGTTTGTTAATACGTTTTAGGACCGGCGTTGCTTTGTCTGTTGCCGAAACTATTAGTTTGATGTCGCTCATTTTCTCTCCTCATTAGTTCAAAGTAAGCAGACCAATGTAGAACTTCTACTGCTGGCATCTGCATTACCTCGACAACCGACTTGTTTAACTCATGTGCTATTTGAAATAAAACAAGTAACTCGCGGTCCTCAATTAGTTTTTTTCAGCATCTCCAGTGACACCTTCATCTTCACTGTCACCCATTGCTGTTACTACTTTAAGAATTACATTTGGGTCTACTTCACGCATTAACTCTGTCTTTTCTGCTAACTTAAACATCTTCTTCCCTTCAGAATCTAATGCTCTCATAATCATCATTTCGACTAATGCTTCTGCACTTTTACCCGCATTTTGTAATTCAATAATTTTACTTTGGCTTGCAAAGTTTAGACCACCAATTCTCCAGTACACAGTTACGCCCCATTCTGGAACTTCAATGTTTCCCATACCTTTATTAGCAATCTCTCTGAAATGTTCTTTTGCTTTACTTAATACTACGCTCATTACCTTGTCCTTTTACTTTGTTTGTATTTACCAGCACGAATGTCTTTCTGTAACTTCTTTTGTGCTGGCTTTGTCATTCCCTTTGGAGCATACGGCTTACTTGGTCCTGTATGTCCTCCGGCGTCTAAGTATTTAACATACTCGACATTGTTCTTAATTATTCCTCTGCCTTTACCAGCATTGGAAGAAACAGTCCACCCATCACGGGCTTTACCAGTCTTAACAGGGGTTCTGTCTTTTAAGTCTTGCACTAAATCTTTAGTCATGTCTTTGACTCTAGTGTGCAATTCTAGTATGATGTCTCCCTTGCGTACAACTTTTATTCCCATGATGGATGATCCTTAACTATTATGTCAACGCTGAGTTGCCTTGAATAGTAACTGACATTTCTGCCATACCATCGTGTGCAACTGAACGTGAAATACCAGTCACAATACCTGTGCCATTGTATGACTCAAAAGAAGCAGTTGAATCGTCTACATAGAATTTGAATTCATATGTTGCGCCGATTGAAATACCTGCTAATGCTGAGTTTTCTTCAGTAAACTGTTCACTACCATCCGAATCATCGATTGGTATGTAAAGGTCTGCTGTGCCCGACCAAGTCTTGTGTGTTAATTTGTAACTACGTACGCCTGCACTACCCATGTTAGTTGATTCAACTGTGTCAGCAGATTCTTCTACCGACCATGAACGAATCTCTGCGATTGTTTCATAAGTTGAACCACCACCAGTTGCAATATGCACTGCGCCGCCAGTTCCCGCTTTTGTGATTCTAGCCATTATTCATTCTCCTCATTTAGGTCTAAATCTAAATCTACTTGCACTTCTGCTTTCAATTCTTTCTTTGGTTTTGGTGTTCCCACCGCTTTGTCAACCATCTTCCATCCATTTTTCATATGGTAATCAACATCTGTCTCAGGAATACGAGACATAAGTTGACCTGATGGTGTCTTCATCTTTACAAGTTTCATCATGTAACTCCTCTTTTGAATATGTAATTGACTTCTACTGTCACCTTAAAGTTCCCATAAGGATGTTCAAGGTTTTCACCCATTGTAACTTCCTTAACTTGAGTGTCTTTCGCTTTGCCACCTCTAGTTCTGTCAGCATCAAGTATTTCTTCTATTGCTTCAATCAAATCATTAATTGAAGTGTCTAATGCTTTGTCATTTGCTTTAACGAAACACGTTATTTCAACTGACATTACACCCTCTCTCAAAATACTACTACCACCCATTGTTAAGTCTGTTCTGCTTTCATTTCCAGCAGTGACAATAACATGTGGGAAGTGTGTTCTTGCTAACTTGTAGAACTCTGTTTCATCCCGAAACATTGGCTCACGTGTAACTGAACCCATCTTGACCGTATTGATGTTTTGCAACTTCAACACAATGTCTTTAGTGATGTCTTCACGTACACTCATCTTGTTAACCTGTCCATTCTAGTAAAAGTCTTTTCAGAATCTTCATAAGAAGCGTCTCCATCAGAATCATAGTCCACTCCGGTTCTTAACTCACGTGTGTAAGTTTCCTCGTAGCGGTCTCTGTAAAATGCAGACATGCCCATAAAGATGTCGTCTGGTCTAAAAGAACTTAAACGTGGAAGAATGAAATATGCAAGAGCCACGTAAACTGTTACCTCTGTCCACTGAGTTGCGTTTAGTTTAGTTGAATCAAAATCGTTAGGATGATTAGTCCACCATTCTGATTTCAAACGTTTATTAACTGTGTCTGTTGCACGTGTTAATTCGTTTGTAAACGATGCAACACCATGTTCAAAGATGTCAGGCACATACTGTGTTATGTCTGAATCTGTTGCGTAGTTTGCCATTTTCTTCTCCTTGTTTAAGAATGAGAGAGAGTTAAACTCCCTCTCATTAGATTAGATTTACACTGCTGAGATGACTTTACATGCACGTGTGGCATCAACCATAGCCGCTTTAGCGTGTAGTGATGCTACGATGTCATTACCAACACCAGCCGCATTACGGGCAATTTCAACATCCAAGTTTTTGAACATTGCAATACCGAATGCATTTTCAGCCCATACACAACCTGTGTAGTCTGTTGAGTCGTCAGTAACAGAAGCAGATTGTAGGATGTTCATGCCGAATAAACGACCGACCATACCGTCACGCATTGCTTCATTCATTGCTTCAGAACCTGCGAAGTCTGCACCTGCTAAGTCTTGTAGAATGTCTTCTACTTGACTTGGGTGTAGTACTGCCCACAACTGACCAGCAAATTTGTTAGCACGTACTTTTTGTGCCGCTGTTGCTAGTTTGTCAATTGTTAGTGCTGTGCCTGTTGAACCTGCAGTTGAACCTGCTGATGTGAATAGACCTGCTACGTCTGAGTCAAATTTCTCTGACACTGCACGACCAAGAACTGTACCTACAGATGAGAAGTCACCTGAAGAAAGGTCTTTTACTAATGCACGTGCGGCATATGTTTGTGCTACAACGTTAACCGCTGAGTTAGACACGTTGATTAGGTCTAGTTCAGAGATTGGAGCACCGTCGTCATATGTTTCAGTTGAAACAGATGATGTTGCTACAGCGGCAAATTTTGGGATTTGTGCTGTGATTTGATTACCAGAAACTTCATGTACATTCATAATTTGACCTGGTAAGTAGATTGATGATTCGTAACCGGCAAAGATTGCGTCCTGACGAGCGTTAGTCAACAAGCCAGTTAAATCATTAGCAGTAGTTACATTTGTATTTGTAGTGTTTGCCATTTTAATTTTCCTTTAATTATTAGCGTTTTCTAAGTGATGCTTTGTATTCAGCATACTTAGCCCTATGAGCAGGATTAGTCATGTCTAATTTAGAAATGTCTAATTCATTTGTTGATGTTTCACCTACTGCTCCTTGAGAACCCGAACCGCTCGGACCTGCTCGTAAGAAGTGTGGTGACGCATCCAAAAACGAGTTAACTAATGATTCTACAGATGTTGGTGATGCTGAATCTGTGTCATACATTACCTCACCCTTGTCATTAAGAACATGTACATCGCCGTCATCTGTTAATGTTACTCTATTTCTAAGTAGTGTTGCTACTTGTTCTGGGTTAACAGCATTTCTGCTACCAGCCGCTTTTAATAGTGCACCATCAACTTGTACAGAATGTAGTTTAGATTTAACGCCTTCAAGTCTGCTGTCAAATTCTTGCTTCTGTTGTTGCAAGATTTGTTCAAACTCTCCACGTTTCTTCTGTTCTTCAAGTTTCTGTTGTTCTTGGTCTGCTTTCAAAGAACGGTATTCAGTGATGTTAATGTCTTCGTATTTTTTAGATTGCTTTGCAAGTCTAGCCTTTACGATGGCATCTACTTCTTCCTGATTAAAAGTTCTTTCCGCCTGAGATGTAAGTTCAGCAGAAGTCTCAGTTTCTTCATGGCTTGCTGTGTTGCCTATTGTTTCGTCCGTCATAGTTACGTAACCTCCTTGGGAGTAAATTGTTTGTCCATACTCTTATTTATTAACATTCAAACACACTGTTATGGAAACAACGATTATTCGTCATTTCCTGTGTCTGTGCCTTCTGATGCGTCTATTTCATCCATAATAGTGTCTAGTACGTCACCAGACTTAACAACAATCATAGCGATTTGTTTGTCAAGTTCTTTATTCAATGTTTCACTTGGTAGACCCATTTCTCTAACAAGTTTGAAGTTTGCTAAATCGTTATTCTCATCACGCAAATCAAACTTCTTCTTGTACTGAACTGAGAAGGTCTCATCTGCACGAACATCAGTCCACATTTGAAATAGATCCCAAATCTTGTGTTCTAATCGTTCTAATGAATCAGCCTTGTCTCCAAGTCTTGTGTTTAACATTGAAAATTCAGTTTGAAGTGCAACACCTGACTTAGCAATGGTCTTTTGACCTACTACCGCTTCTAAGTGTGTCATCTTCATAATCATTGTTTGATGCTCTTTTAACATTTTAATAATAGCATCGATGTTTGCACTTGAAGGTTGAAGTAAAAATGGTTTCAACTCTCCTGGCAATGTTTCATCCATTGTAATGATTGCACCAGCACCTGCACTTGCGTCAGTTGATGCTGTCTTTACTAATGATGGATGAGAACTAATTCTAATAGCCGCTTCTGCTTCCGACAAAAGACAAAAAATGGCTTGCTGTACTTTAGCAACATCTGCCAAGTCACTGTGACCCGTGCCACGAACATTAGAAGGGTTTGCTTTTAGCATTGCAAAAGGTATTCTACCAATTGTGTTTGGTAGTTCTTCTAATAATACTAATTTACCTTTACCACTCTTTTGTAGTTCATAACGGCAGATTGTGTCTTCTTTCCATACACGAACAACTAATGTGTCTTCATCTTCATGTTCTTTTTGTTTCAAGTAATTAAGTACATAACGTCCATTAACACGTTTGTAACCCCAGTCCATAATATTCTCTGGTGTAATCATTTGAGCATATGGTCTAATACCTAAGTCAATCTCTTGCTCTAGTGTTAGTGCTACATCTGAAACAGGTTTGTCAACTGACACCCATACATGACCATAAATCATAGCAAGTGAATTTGCTTCTTTCATAAACTGGTCAATGTCTGTACCATCTAAGTCAATGTCCTCTAAGAACTCTTGTGTGTATGGTAGTTTGTTTAAGTTACCCAATGTTCTTACTGGCAATGTTCTAAACATAAATGCTTTGTAAGTGTCAACCACTAATTTACAACTGTTCTCTAATGCAGTGTAGTTTAATCGTTGTTCATATTGGTGGCCTGGTTGTTGGTCTTCGTTCATGTAACGTCTAAGCATTTCAAGACCGCTTTTACGGTAATCGAATCCACCATTGAAACTCGCCCAGAAATAACGCCATCGTGGGAGATGTGTCTCATAGACTGAATGAACATCTTGTATTGTCTCTTTAGTTAAGTAAGACATATGTTTTCTCCTTTAATACATCCCAAACGTTTGATTTGTCGGGGCTTCTACTTGTCTCGTTACCGGAAACAAGAACTCAACACCATAACCCAAAGCATCTGGAAAATGTGAATAATCTTCTTTTCCACCTTTTTCAGGTATTAGTGTATTCTCTTTGTAACTGAACCTAGTAAGACACTTAATAAGTTCCCTACATTTTGGTTCAATGAATAATCTGCTTTCACTATTACTATTTAACAATAATGAATTAACAGCATTTATTCTGTCTCTAACTGCTGGATGTCTTGGTTTTACTCTTACTGTCCATCCTGCATTTTGTAATATGCTTATGTCTGTTCTACCACCAGCACTTGTTTTTCTTTGATTTCCAGCCGGGTCTGGAAACACTGTTACTCTTTGATGTGGGTAACGATTTCTCACTTCTTGTACCATTTCATCTGTGTTACTTGAGTACAAACATATTTCATCAATCACATGTAGACCTGTTGCTGATGGCACTGCAATAAGAGTTGCCATTGGGCTTACGTTAAAGTCGGTCAATACATAAATTGATTTTAATTCTTCTTTGTTACCATCCCATTTCTTTACATTGTTTTCTGGTTTGAATGAATAGTAAACTAAATTCGTTGCTGTTTCAAAACTTGCTTCGTACTCTTGTCTAAACGTTCTTATGTCTAAATCTCTACGAGCCGCTTCTACTTCATCTTGTGGGACATTCTCGCCCTCTACAGTAGTAAACTGCCAAGAACCCCAACTCTCATCTATTGATGCCATCTCAAACAAATCTTTGAAATGATTACCAACACCTTTAGGAGTTCCTACAAATAGTGCAGAACCTGGTGGATTTTGTGCTGACAGAGTTGGTCTTAATACTTCTGACCATGCTTCACCTTTAATGTCTGCTACTTCATCCATAACTAAAAAATCTAATCCTGTTCCACGCAATGAATCATAATTGTCTGCACCTCTTAACATAATAACTGAACCATTAATTAATTCTATTTCTAATCTACTTTCGTTAATCTTACGAACCCAATTGAGTCCACTAAGTTTATTCTTTAGGTCGGCCCAGACAATGTTCCGGCACATTTGGTATGTCGGGGCAACGTACATTACTTTCTTGTTACTTGTACGAGCAAACTTGGCAAGTTCTCTAATAGCAAGAACTGATTTACCAAATCGTCTACCAGCACATAATACTCTGAAACGTTTGTCACTATTAGCAACAGTCTTTTGTGGTGTTGTTAGTGGCATTAAACGTTTACTTTTACCGTTTTACGACTTTTCTTCGCTTGACTGGCTTTTTTCTTTTGTATTCTGTTTTCTTTTTTGACTTCTTGTACATGTATTTTCATTCC